TCTTCTTTATTAACATCTTTCATGCTATGAGTCTCCTCAGAATTATTTTTTTCAGAATCTTCATTGGATAGTAATGAATTAGCATTACTTATATAACTTTCACTTTCCTGAAGGGCTAGTGCAGTCAAAAATGCGCCCTTTAAATGTAAGTAAATTGGTTTCGATTCTTTCTTTTTCATATCTGAAAGAATTGATCTATTTTCCTCAATTGAAATAATATCTTCATTATCCATACTGAGAATAAAAGCAGCGCTCTTTGCGATCCAACCATCAGAGTCGGAGATTTCGGCCTTACCATCTTGCACCTTTGTGGATCTAACTCCAGACTTTTGATCTGCTGGCTGATTCACAAATGAATACTCTTTAAACGAAATATCTTGCATATCAATGTATGCTAATTTGCCCTTGTAAACTTTACCCCTCTTAAACTTGGGCATACGGGGGCGACCGGAATCATCTTCAGTAGCAAGATCGTCACCCGAAATGCTGCAAACAGCTTTTGCAGCTCTTCCGCCAACTGAACCAGTTAAATATCTTTTGTCAATTACTTTCTGTGCTGCAACGGGATCTGTAATTGCTATTTGCAGTCTGACAAAAGCGCTTCCATCTGATTCTTTGTCCATTTTAGCTGCCATTACCCTGCCAATGGGCTCAGTGTTTAAATCATGATTGAGAATAATGGGCTTTGGATAGGGCTCAACCCAAGACTGTAAAGCCTTTTCTAACTCCAGAGCTGAATAATGGTTATAATTAGCAGTCAAGCCCTCATGTATAGCGGCGACTTCAATAATTAAACCGTGCCTGGAATTAAATGATTCTGAAAAATCTATATCTGACTTTGAAAAGTCAGGAAGCTGTAATGTAAAGTTTTCTACAAAATCAAAAGACATGAATTCCCCTATTGATTAATATCTATTTTAATAGTAAGTTTATTTTTATAACATTGAACAATTTTATACAAATATATCACACTTTAGCATAGTTCTCAAAAACTATCTCAGATCTTTCGTCTCCATTGCTTAAATATCCATTATACATCAATTCAGACATTATATGTGGGGCATAAATATATGAAGCGCAAAAAAGATTATAATCAGCCTGCTTGCAAGACCACGACCAACCAACATCTTCGCCTTGCTCATGAACACTGTAGTCAATGTTGGAATAAACTTTTTTACTCATCATTTTTGCTGCCATAATTACATCAGATTTAAAATAGGTTCCTAAAGGATACTTCTCTAACCTAAATGCTTTTCTTGGAGCATCAGATCTCCATGTCATAACACTTGGATACATTGTTCCAAATGGAGTCATGAACATTAACGGATTCACTGCATCGGCGCCAGACTTAATGTGTGCCATCAATAATTCTATGGTATTTGGATTTGTCAACAATATATCTGAATCTAAGCTGAGATAATAATCAGGATTTACTTCTCTTACTGTATTAAGTAATGAATTTCTAAGCGAAACCATATTTTCATACTTAGAGATTGTCCATTGTCTTCCATTGTTTTCATGTTGAAAATGAGGTATATCTTCTCTTATTTTTATATTAAAATAAGGTATTCTGTTGTCAAACTTTTTCCAAGCCTGCAAAGAATTTATTGTTTCAGTATCATCAGGCGAAACTTCAAAAACAAAACCAATATCTTCAATAGAAACAGATTGATTAATTATGCATCGAATCCAATGGGGTAGTATCCAAGATCTCTTATACATTGGACAACCTATTAAAAGCTTCATTTTGAAACTTTAGTCTCCTCAGACTTTACTTTATTTTGCTCTACCTTTTCGGTTACAGCTTCATCTTTTTTAGCTTCGCTTTTATCAGCATTTACTGGGACCTGCTGTTCAACCGGAGTATCGTTGGCTACGACAACTTCACTGGGCGCATCTTGCCCATCCAACTCTTCCTCAGATGAATGAACAATATCTTCTAAATCCATAACTCTTTCTGTTAATTCAGAAATAAGATCTAGGACTACCTGAAGAGCGAGTCGAGTTTGACCATTATCTACGGCTTTTTCTAAAGCTCGTACCGAATCATCTGTAGCTAAATAGGCTGCTAACTGCTCATTCTTGAGAGTTGGGTTTATCGACATTATTATCTTCCTTTTCCTCTTTTGTATAAACTATAGTATACTCTGATTCAAGGGCATTTTCAACTAATGTCAACCACGCATTATCAGATCTTCTTATATTGGGTGAAGTATTTCTACCTTGCTGATTCGCTGGACGAGTTGAATTACCGGCACCCCGTCTTCTATTAACTAGGTTTCTTTCACCTTTTTGAGCAGGAGCCTGCTTGTCTCCATCTGTTAAAACATCTTTTGATTCTGACTTTGCCATAGTCAACTCAGCCTGGTTCTTAGCTAGATCCATTTGAACCTTGCCTTGTATTGCGGCAAACATTTCATCTTCTTCGTATTCAGGATTTAAGCCAAGCTCTAGTCTGGCTTCCTTTATTGAAATCATATTATTGACATACTTTTGTATGACATGGGTTTCTTTTTTAACCTGGGTATCGACGTCAATTTCATTAAATTTAAAATAACATCTATCCGATATGCCCTCTTCCAAGGGATTAGTTACTGGATCAAATCCGCCCTCAAGCAAAAGTTCATTAAAAATATGAACCCTAATCATTTCTGCAACTATCTTCTGATACTGCTTAACTTTATCATATAGGGCAGTGTCAAGACGGTCAGTTACAGATCTATTGCCACCGTTCATCATCATTCCTAGGTGATGAGGAGCAACTCCTAATCCAACTGCAACTCTTTCCTTAAAATGTTCAAGATAGCCGGAAGCATCAAGTGCGCTGTTATTGGCTCCAATAACCTCAATGTTATGCCTATAAGGAAGTATTAGACCACCTTCTGCCCTTAAAGATTCTATTTCTGATGCTGCATTAGATATCTCTTGAGGTTCTGCTGGCTGATCCGCCGTACCTATAGTGTATTTGTATAACGGGAAAAGCTCTCTATGGACAAGGTTTTGAATATCTTCCTCTATTTGACGAAGGGCAACGACATCATCAAGCACAGAACTTAGAAATGGAGTACCAAAAGCTCTTCCAGATTTTTTATCTAAATACATATGTATGACACGATCAGCGGACCACACGGGATCTCTCTCTGACGGCATGTATGTTAGTGGGTCGGTAGCTTGCTGGTATGATTTTGGTCTATTGAATTTATCTCTTAAAATTCTGACTTGTTCCGTGGGGATTAGATAATAGCCAACAACAGGTTGTGCTGCATTCACACCGGATATCGGCGTAGGAAAATATTCCGATATGTCACCCCTAGCTTTGACTACGAATACATTTGCGTATTTTACAATATGCTCAGTAACTTCAATCAAAAAATCTAAAAATGGCCTTTTCATAGCCATTTCCATATAATCTATTCTTTGATATAGGTAGGAGACGGCTTCCGGATTTTCCCCAGCTATTGACCAGCTTTCTTTCCAGAACAATTCCTTATATTTATTTATTGCTTGTTTAACATAGGAATCTGTATCGGCTGCCTGCATGATCCGATCAAAGTCATAAGGAGAAGGCTCAAAAGTAGCTCTATTATTATAATAATATGTATTACCTTGAAAGCCAAGCGCAAGGGCAGCCACTTTCATGGCTTTATTTATAGAACTTATCTCTTCTGGCTTTAAAGCTTTTGCTACAAAGTTATTTTTTTTATCAACTTGCCGAAAAGGCAAAAAATCGAGAACTGCCATTTATCTTCTCCAATATAAAAGCTACTGTAATAGTAGCTCTATGGATTTTTTTTTATAAGTTACTGATTAGCTTGCTGTGATCTAGCGAATGCGTTATTAAGGATTAACGTCTTAACAGACTCCATCCAAAATATGGTTTCAGCTTCATTAAAATCACTCTTATACTGTAGGTTTGCATCGGAAATCTTAATCTCGATAGTGAATTCTTTCTTTGGCTCAACTGCCTCATTTACATCAATTACATCTGACATTTTATTTACCTCACTCAAAGTCTTCTGATTTTGTTTTTGTTTTTACTGTTTTTTGTTGCGCAGTTAATTGCTCAATCTGAGCAGTCATCTGCTTAATGGTTGCCTCTTTGATTACTATTTCTGTCATCATTTGGGCCATTCGCTCATTAAAGGTTTGAACTAATATATTTACATCAAGATCATTATTCATAGCTACTCCTTAAATAGAATTCCATTATATCATATCAAGTTTATTTTTTCTTCTAATTTTTCTATCTTATTAATTAATTGTCTAATTCCAGCTAATTGCAGCATGTTAAGCATGTCTGTAAAGACGGCCTCAACCATATTGTCATCATTATAGTGAATTGCTTCTGGAAAAACTTTTTCTAATTGTTCAGCTATTACACCATATTTTAATAGGCCTGGTTGACTTTTGAAATTAAATTTTGAAATATTAATTAATTTTAATGTGTCTATTGCATCTGTATTTTCAATATTAAAAATATTTTCTATATTTTCCTTATACCTAATGGAGGACGTCCCTAACGTACCGCTTACATAAACGACTTTATCAACATTTATAGTGTTTAGCGCATTAGAATTTAAACCCTGCGTAAAATATAACTCATTGCTCCCGCCCATTCTAATCTGGGCAGAGTAGGTTCCACTACTTGCTTTAAAGCCTAATGAGACGTTTGCTGCCGTTGAGTCAATGAGTACATTTGCGCTATTAACATCTGATGCGTTTATAGTTCCGCCAAAAATAGCTTCTGCTGCAATTATTCTAACATTTGCTGTGTCATTATAGTTTCTAAAGTAAAAATAATTAGCTCCACCACCAACACGTATCTGCGCTGTAGCATTATTGTTTGTTTCGTTTGCCTTAAATGCTATTGATGTATTGTCGTTACCAGAATTGGCTCTTAAAATTAAATTAGCTGTTGCCCAATCTGTTGTTGTCGTATTTCTTCTAATATCTATTGAACCATTTAAAACTTGAAAATATGCTCCAGATTCCAATCTAATGCCAGTGGTTCCAAGATCCGTTGGAGAATAGCCAATGCTTAATGTTGCACCTTGTGCAGTTATTTTAATGCCGCCAGTACTTGTCATGAGTCCATAATTGGTTGTTGCTGCTGGATTAAATGCTATAGTTGACGTGTCTCCAGACCCTGCAGCGTATAGATTGAATGTAGTGCCACTTAAAACGATCCTTTGACCGCTTGATGCGGTTTGTATAGTTCCTCCAGTTATCGTTGCGCTAGAAGTAATGCTTCCACTAAACGTACCCCCCACTGCATTAATTGTTCCGGTTATGGATAATGTTCCGGCGCTATTATCCCATAAGATATATCTTGTTGAGTCACCAACCCTAAAGTCACTATAATCGCCATATGTTTTTATTGTAGAGCTATTCCAGTAATTATTAGAATTAAGTGAAAAAGCGCCAGCTAATAATTCTCCTCTTGCAACAATATTATTAAATTCAGCTCTTCCATCCCCAGATATAATCCACCCAGCCGTGCCTGCAGACCATGTATCGGTTGTATTATTATATGAACCGTTGTAGTCAGATGATCTAAGTATAGCTTTATTGTCTGGACTGGTTATTGTTGTGGCAGTTCCTGGTTGGGTTAAAATTATTTCATGTGCACCTATTGTGCCAGCAGTTATTTTAGCTGCAGTTAATGAACCAATAAATTCTTCATCAATTAATGGAGTATCCCCCGAAGCAACTATATTCGTCCAATCGCTAATATTGCCTGCGGAATCTATTGAGCGAACTCTTCCATAATATTTAACAGGATTAGTTGTAGAAGATGTGCTTGTTGTAGTGCTGTTATCATCTACTGAAACCAAAAAAACATTTGTTTGCACAAAACCAGTCCTATGGGGAGTTAGCGGAGTTGCAGCAGAGATAACTTGATACTCGCCTCCAACACTTTCTATTTGCTCTTGCTTATATAATTCATACTCGTATTTAGCAGTGTCTTCATCAACGCTATCTGTATATTTGAAGAGTACATTGAGAAAAGATGCCGCCAAAACTAAATTAGTTGGCGCACCTGGAATAGTAGAATCTGTCGGAGTAAAAAATCTTACAGAATCAGTATAAGGAGAAACCACATTGACATCATTATTTTTGCTTCTAACCGTAACAATATATTCTTTATTTGGTTTTAAATTTTCTATATTTACAGGTATAATAGCCATTATCTAACCCCACCAATCTTTGCAAAACTATTATCTGTTTGATTTATTATTTCATTTCCAACTTTAAGATAAAGATTATAGCTAAAAGAATATGAGGATATCTTAACATTATTGCCTCTAGCGGATATATTTTTATCATATAATACTTCCAGCTCTGCTACATAATCTCTTTCTTGAAAGTCATTTTTAGAAAAAAGTTGCACGCTATTCAGCTCGATAGAAGAGAAACAATCTATAGTTTGCCAATCTAAATCTACAATAGCTGGACTTTCATTATTCTGTAAGGCCGTAAATTTAATTCTAAATTTTCCATAATTTATACCCTTAGAACCATAAAGGGTAAATTTTGGCCCAGAGAAATTCATGTACAATTTAGATCCAGGCTTATTAGATAGGCCATTGTCCCAATCAGTCATGGAATTAATAAAAGAAAAATTATAACTTGAAGAAGAATTTAAATCAACTTCATACTGATCTACTGAAACCTCAGAGTAAAATCCGTAATAAGGATTAAAATATGTTACTGTCATAATGGCACCTCTGCTATATTCCATGATAAGTTTTCTTCATTCCATACATATATATTTTCGTCTATTGGACGAGATACTGGAGGAATCCATCTTGCATCTTCTATAGTCCAAGATGGAAAGGGTTGCGGAATTAATTCCCATGAAATTTCTTCTTCATTCCAACCATATACATTTTCATTATCGGGCTTAGGGACTGGAGGAATCCATAATCCAGTCCCTGCATCAATTACAAATGAAGGATATTGATCTGGTTTTGGGGGAACAAAGGCATCGATGTCTTCGTGGTAGATAAACCCTATCCCAGCATAATTTTTACGCAATGGAGTTCCTCCTAAAATATGGATTCCACCATAAGTATTAATAGATGTCTTTAGCCATCGCCCACCAATATTATCCATTAACCATTGATAGCCCTCATCTATGTCTTCATTATTGCCAACAGTTACGTTAATAACGATATTATTTTCATTAATTTGTGCCCAATGACTCATGTTGCCCACCTAACTATGACTTGCCCACGATACCCTGCATTTCCAGGGCCACTTGAACTACTGTTTACTCCCGAACCACCAGATCCACCAGATCCAGCAAAAATACGCGTGGCAGCTCGAGATGCATAACTGCCACCATCGCCACCATATCCAATTGTTAGATTCCAAGTAGTGACAGAGCTTCCTCCGGGGCCACCAGTATAATATAAGGCCGGGGCAGAACCCCTACTCCCTAAGCCGGATCCTCCGCTACCGGCAGTTATTTGATTATCTATGAGTACTCCGGGCGTGAAAGCGTAGAGTGAGTTTCCTGCGCCGAAACCACCAGATGCTGCGTAGTTATAATAAACTCCACTGGGGTTATTTCCTCCAGAAGTTGCCGTTCCTTTTCCTCCACCTTGACCACCACTTGCATTATAGGTTGTTCCTGAGACTTGAAAAGTAGAATTCCCTCCACTAGATCCATCTGATGCAGTTGCCGTACTTGGCGCAGCGTTACCAGATGGCGTCTGAACATAGGCTCTTGCTCCACCAGCTCCACCAGCGCCAACTACGACAGGATAACTACCAACTGTCATATTAGTTAATGTAGGCGTAAAAGTTTCACTGGCTGCTCCACCACCACCGGGAGCATATGTGTCACCCGTCCCATACCAGTCATTTGAGTGTGCACCTCCACCTCCGCCACCTCCGCCAGGAATGATAAGTACTTCAATATTTTTTTTCCCAGTTAATATTTCAAATGTTCCATTTTCCGTAAAGGCTCTAGCACTATAGCCGGTACCGGCATTATACGAAAAGCCGCCAGATACTGTAAACGGAATTGATATTGACCAGGTGAATTCTTTAGTGACATTACCAGCGGTATTTTCTGCTTTAACAGTAAAAGTGTAAGAAAAAGAAGAATCATTAACTGGCGTTGTGTATGTCCCAGTAATTGCTCCAGTAGAAGAATTAATACTAAAGCCACTAGGAAGCGATCCGGCACTGATGCTATATGTTACTGTAGGATAGGCTGTATTACTTGACACCCCATCTGAATAGGCGGTATTGTATGTTGGAGTTCCTAGTGTTTCGTCATTCCATGTTGGAGCTAAGTTAATATCGAAGCTAAATGCTTGACTTACACTACCTTCTGTATTTGATGCAGTAATAGTAAATGAGTGTGAACCAGTTGCGGTTGTCGTTCCAGTTACTGCTCCACTAGAGGAATTTAATGATAGTCCGGTTGGTAGTGTTCCAGTTGTTACCGAATATGTAGGAGTAGGATAGCCTCCTGCTATGACAGAATCTGAATATGCTACGTCATAAGTTGGTGTTGCCAATGTAGAATCTGTCCAAAATGGCGCTGCGTAAATTGCACCGGAAAATGATTGTGTGACAGATCCAGTTTCATTGGCTGCTTGAATAGTAAAAGAGTACGCTCCATAATAAGTTGGGGTACCTGTTACTGCTCCAGTGGAAGAATTTAATGATAGACCTGTTGGTAGAGTTCCAGAACTAATTGTATATGTTGGACTTCCCGTAGCAACTACCTGATCTGAATAAGCTGTATTATAAGTAAACGCTGCTAATGTATTATCTGTCCAAGCTGGTGTTACGTATAAATCATCTGTAAATAGTTGAGTAACATTACCTGCAGCGTTTTCCGCCTTAACAGTAAAAGAATATGATCCAGCTGTTGTTGAAGTTCCAGTAATTGCGCCAGTAGAAGAATTTAATGTTATTCCAGAAGGAAGTGCTCCAGTAGAAATGGAATACGTTACTGCGGGATATCCTGAGGCTGTAACTGCATCACTATACGCCTGTCCATAAATCATATTTGCTATTGTTGAATCAGTCCATGCTGGTATTTGGTAGATAGTTCCAGTAAATGTTTTTTCTACATACCCCCAACTATTAGTTGCACGAATTGTAAAAGTATAAGAACCAGTTGCTCCAGTGGTCCCGGTTATTGCACCAGTCGAGCTGTTTAAAGATAAACCAGTGGGAAGTGATCCAGAATAGACAGAGTAAACTATAGTCGCTGTACCTGTGGCTGCAACGCCATCACTATATGCTACGCCTTGAGTAATAATGTCAAGTGTTTGATCAGACCAAGATGGTGGCGTTTGAACAGTTCCTGAAAAAGATTGAGTTATTGATCCAATTGCATTTTCTGCTTTAATCGTAAAGGAATATGCTCCACTAGCTGTTGTTGTTCCACTGACTAACCCAGTTACCGAATTAAGAGTAATGCCTGATGGTAGGGCGCCAGAAGATATTAAATATGTAGCAGCGGGATATCCATCAGCCCAAACTGAATCTGAATATGCGGTATTGTAATCGATATTTGCTAGAGTAGAATCAACCCATTCTAAATATTCATAGACAGTTCCAGAAAAAGTCGCTTCATTATAATATTTTTCATCATCTGTAGTAGCTCTAATCGTGAAACTATAGGCACCAGTTGAGTTAACTGTTCCACTTATTTGCCCAGTAGAAGAATTAATAGATAATCCAGTCGGTAAAGTACCAGTTGAGATAGAGTAGATTGTTCCAATTGCAGATGGACCATCGGAATAAACATCGCCATAGATGAATGGTTCTAATTCAATATCTTCCCAAACTGGAGCAAGATTTATCTGGTAATCTTCTATTCCAGCATTATCTACTTCGTTTAACTTTCTTAAATTAGGTGTTGAATAATATATAAAATATGAACCCTGTATTTCTGTGGCGACAACATGTTCTTCTGCGGTTTGAAAATAAATATAATCACCATCTATTACTGTTTTTACAGGAATAAATGTTGCACCTTTTTCGTATACTACAACATATGAATTAGTGTCTTCTAAAGTTTGCAACGTAGAATTTTTATATGTATTTATATTTAAATCTTTTATATTTGCAAACAGCCAAAAGCCAACACTAAGAGTATCCCTGGGCGTGAACTTGGCAATAGACCTTTTCAGGTATGGATATGAGTAATTATAGTTTGGTGTAGCAGAATTAATCGTTTGATCTGACTTAAAATATTTAAACCACGTCATATTAATTTACTTCCGTATAAATAATTTCATATTCATAATTATCCATTATATCATCAATTACTTCTATATTTATAACTGCGTCACATCTAGGTAAACCGTTAACAATATCTACATTGAATTGACTGACACTAACAGATAAAGGTTTTTTTGCAGCATCTTGGCTATAGTCTGCGCTTCTAGCTAAGCTATAATCAATATCAAGAGAAGATATTTTCTTAGATCCATCCGCGCCCGTGTGAGCGTGCTCACTTAAGTCTACTCCATCTATAGTAATACCTTCTGCCACTTCTATGTCACCAATAATTTTTCCGCCGTCTCTCAATAAATACTGAGGATGGTCATTTTCGTCTAATCCAGATAAAAGCTTATGATCTGATTGAACAGTATCTTTTCTGGTCAAACTAATAATTGCCCCACTAAATATTTGAGCATACACGTCGTTTGGAACATTAAGAAGAACATTAGGCTTTGGCAAACCTTTAACAGATAGCTGTGATATATAGTTAGCGTATTTTCTTTTTTCATGAATTAACTGCATTAGTGCGTCAGTTTTACCCATAACTATATGATGCCTATCTACCACGTCAGCCATAATAGAAGTAAAGTTACCCTTTAATAGAATTGATGCCAATAACATTTCTTCAGTTAAAAATGGAAACCTTTTCTTAAAAGAAGTTGTTTCATAATCCAAATCAAAAGGACTTCCTATTTCAGATGAAAACTTTAATCCAGGAGCTAAATATCTTGTATAAAAGATTATAGAGTTTTCTTCTAAATCTCTTTTTAATGATTGTAAAATATCTTCTATTTCAGAATCTACAGCATTTAATTTAATCGCAAAAAAAGCTTGAAATTTTGCGGCATGTTCTTTCGAGATTTTATCCAATTCGGCTGAAGGGATCGCTCCTGGTTTGGATACGATTGTTTTTGCAATCCTGCTCGAATAATGTTTGGCCGTTTTGCACCATGAGTCATAGTGTGCTGCGACTTTTTGCTGCAGTTCGTTTTCATAAACCTCCCTAAAATCTTGGCTTAAAGATAATTGTATTGCATATACCTCTTTTTGAAGAGACTTTAATAATTTTCTAAATTGTAGAAAATATGAAAAAGTAGAATGAGCTATGGAGTAATAAAACTCCTCTAAAAATTTTCTTGAACAAGTAGAATTTAGTTTTTCTGCAAAAATTATTTCTTCAAAATTAATATGACCAGGAATTGGTATTCTTACCTTAATCATTTCATCTTTTCGATCTTTATGGGCTTTACTATCAGGAGCAGGATAAGGCAGAATGGTGACAATGTCATCGGAATCTTCCAGATCTTTTTCTGATACATCAATTTGATTTGGTTGTGGTAGATTTTGTGTTGAATTTATTTTTAACGAATCAGTAACCCGTTGATTGTAGACTGCCAATGCCTTAGGCTGTGTGGTATATAGATTGTTGTTTAATTCATCCCAAAGATTTTGATGCGCAGATAAAAGATCATTATTAATATTGGGATTTATATAAACTTTTTTCATTAAATTTTCAATATCATCAATTGTATCCGTAATAAGCGTCTGTGCTGATTCTGCTTCTTTTCTAACAAAATCTATTGGTATAGAATATGCCTGTTTAACTCCAGAATCAGCAGTTCTGTTATAGGCCTTTTGTCCTACAGCTCTATATGCCTCTGATCCAGTGGGGTTTGTATATGGGGCATCTTGAAATTTATAATCACCATAAATATTATTAGGAACTTCTGAATATGATTCCTGATAATTTACACCAATCTCACTCATTAGAACATCCTTCTTACTCTTTTCGTAGAAGTAGACCTACGAAAACCTTTTGATGGATTTAACGCATCAACTCGTCCGGTAATAATAACTTTATTTTTTTCATCATCTTCTTTATCTACTTTTTTAGTATCTGGAACAAAAAAATGATTAGAAAAAGTTTCAGTATTCGTTGCGTAATGTGCCTGTGAAAACTCTCCATAGTTTTGCGTAATAGCTAAAAGCGCCAGCATTAAAGCATCGTGTGCGTGATCCATTGCTGATCCCGCTGCTTCGAAAACTGGTCGACCAGTTTGAGTTGTTCGAACTACAACATAAGATATTAATTGCATATACAACTCTTCGTCGGAATCTGGAATCATTAATTTTTCTTTTTCTAAATATTGACGAAGATTATCAACCATAAAAGGTTTCATTTCTTTTTTAACCATTAATTTTGTATATGGATCTCTTACGTCTATGCTTTCGCCAAACGCAACACCTTTTATTTTTTCTTTCAAACCAGATCTAGGATTTTCGACACCATGCTTTTTAAGAAGCTCTACTTGCACCTCTCCATACCCACGGTCTACATAAATATGTTTTGGATTAAATATCTGATTAAGTTCAATAATTCTATCTACTGCTTTAGTTAAAGTGTATTCAGATCTAGCTATTTCTTCTCTATAGCAAATTTTTGTCTTGCCTCTAAATCTGGAATCTTCATAATTTTCTGAGCAGACTTCGACAACAACAATATTTGTTCCTGCACCGTATTTATCCCAGTCAACACCTATTGTATGAAAAGATCTGGCAGATGTTATTTCTGGAATATAGTTCCACGAAGGAGAAATAAAAGCTCTATCTACAAACTTTCTAGGATAAACACCTTCAGAATCTTCACCCCAATCAGCTTCTATTTCATGCCGATATCCACTTGGAGAATATTGTTCTCTAAATTCTTCCTCTTGTTCTTTAGAAAAATATGGATTACAGTAAGAAGGAAACCAAAACTCAGTAAACCTTGGTGATCTGCACCATTCCCAGAATCTTTCTCGCCTACCTGTTGGGGTAGAGGCTCCAATCATAACTTTGTCTGGTTGATCTTCAGCGGTTTTTTGGAGCATAGCGTACAGCGCATCTAGATCGTCTGCGTGCATGTAGTCCATTTCGTCAAGAATAATAAGATGGGCTTCCTGACCACGAGCAACGTCACTCTTTCCACCGCTCTTCATTCCTGAAGTAAAGAATCTAATTGTAGAACCATTAGAAAACTGAATCATGAATTGAGGGCTTGTAACTTTTCTTGTTATAGAGTTCATAACTACTTCATTTTTGGAAGCAATTCTTAATATTTCTTGATAGATAAGTTCAACCTGAGTTTTCATTGGAGCGATAACTAAAGACCTACCGTCCTTATGAGTATAACTGTAATGCAAAAGTTGAACTGCCAAACTAAATGTTTTTCCTAAACGACGACCAGCTCTTAAAACTTTTCTCAAAGATGGATCACGCAATATAAGAATTTGATATACACGCAGATTTGCTTCCAAGAATTGTTTTGCCCAAACAACTGGATCCTTAGAAACATGCAATTGTCTTTGATGGTCTGCGCTAATTCCATCAGCTAATAAATTTAAGTCAACTTCAAATGGCTCATCAATTAGAAGAGCCAATTCTCTGTTTGTCATTTTTCTCTCCAAAACAGGAGTTCCATCATTCCAAGCTAAATGAGATAATTTATTTTCAAAAACCCATTCAATTCTATTAACTTGCTTGATAAGCTCAGGGTCTTGAATACGAATTATTTCTAATAAATCTTCTCTAGATAGCTTTTCTAAAGCGCTTCTAAATTCTTGTGTTTTTGTGAATATACTCATAACTATCCGTAATGCGCAGCCATCATTGCGCCCTCTGTGCCCAACATGCTTCTAGCGTTCAATCTAGAATTTTGTATTGCCTGAACTCCTCTAGCTCTTGATGTAGCAGCTGCCTCAGTATCTCTGTATCCCATGCCAAATGTAGGTTTAGCTATAGATCCTTGCAAAGATTTATTTGCATCTCGCGTAAAATTAATTCCACTCTTAACTAGCTCTCCGCCCATTTTAGCAAGATCATATGCCAGTGATGCTGCAGCGACAACCTGAAGTCCAGGAATAGCTAATGCTGCACCTCTCATTGCCAGCATGCCTGCAGCCCCCTTGCCACCAAGCTTTAACGCTGTTTTGGCTCCAACTTGAGAAAAGAATTTTCCTCCCTTAGTAGACCTAAGAAATGATACCGCTTCGTCAGCGCCCTTTAGAACTTGTCCACTTGCTAGTTTTATTCCGTCATCACCAAATGAACCAACAGCTTTAGCAAAAGCTGATTCTGCAGCTTTTGCGCCTTGAGCAGCCCTGCCGACCAACCCTTCTCCGCCAAAACCTAAGGCACCACGGGAATATCCAGCCAAGAATCCGGTTGCTGCGCCGCTCAAAGCTGAAGCTTGAAGGTTACCACGAACCCCCATTGCACCTGCTCCAGTTGCTGGATTATATCCACCTAGTCCAATAGCTGTTTGAGACACCGTTTTTCCTGCTGGAGCAACAATCCCCATATTCATACTTTTTGGAATTACCTTACCAAATTGTCCACCTGAAACAGTTAACCCAGCTGGACTATTGACTGTTAATAAAGATGACGTTGCTCTATCGATTCTGGCAAGTTTTGCTGCAGCTCTAGAAGAGCCTTTCATAGCTCTTCTTTCCAATGCATCAGTTTTTACTCCCGATGAAATAGCTGAAAGTAAACCTGGGCCAAAAGCTTTTTCTCCCTCAGCTAAAGGACTACCACCAAGAATCTTTCCAGCTAATCTTTCACCATACTTATTGTTTAGCATTTTGTATCCGCCAAACATTGAATATGCTCCAGCTTTTTCTCCTGCAAAAATACTTTGAGAATGGGCTCTAAAAAATGCTCTAGGATTTGCTGTGATATTATTAACCCTAGAGGATCTTAAAAACGGTGTTTTTCCTGCGGCTCTGGCACTAGCTTGTCTGGATGCAGAGCCCATAAAATGAGAGTTTGAAGCTGCAGACATCTGTCCGCCAACCATAATTCTATGTTTTGACGCTCTTTGGGCTAGTCTTTTTTGACGTCTTGCGCTTAAAACTTTTTGTGGATCACCAAGATCATCCATGAATCCACCATACATCATGGTATTCGATCCCCTCATGGAACCAAACATAACGGTAGTACTGAGTCCTGGTAGATGCTCCATCATTCTAAATCCAAGTGCAGTATCTGGAGTATCTACCATTGTAGACTCGTTAAGGGGCCCTATCTGCTCCATTTCGCCATTGTACATCATTGACATAATTAGTATCCTCTTCTTGAGTTATGCATCCCGAGGACTATGTCTCCGCTCGCATTTAAAGCACTTTGCGTTGATCTAGTTGAAGAATAGGGTGAATTTTGGAAGAACTCTTTATTATTATTCATATATGCACCAACGCCAAGAGCGGGCAAAAGTATACCGAGATTAGCCCCAACAACACCGCCAACTAATCCACCTCCAACTTTTCCTATTTTAGAACCAGTTTTACCAAATCCAGAACCTAAAAATGCTCCCGCTGCCGCACCCATACCGCCAGTAACTGGACCCGTAGCAGTTCTTGCAGCAACTATTGAAGCAGCAAACGTATCAGAATTAATTGGTGGATTCGCCGCAAAATAATCCCCAGGCGCAGTAGCCTGCAGCATTCCACCACCAACGCCACCCATTAAAGTTCCAGCTAAAAATCTTGCATCTAAATCTCTTCCAGTAAAATATCTATCCGCTTCCGTATCATCAAATGCAGCCTCAAACGCAGCGTCTTTGACAGCTGGCCCCACAGAAGAACCGAATCCAACTGCACCAGCGCCAATAGCAATACCGGCTATACCAGCTTTACTTGAGGCTAATTCAGTTAAGGTTCCACCTAAACCAACCGCTGTTCCACGAACAGCTCTTCCAGTACGACCCTGAGCAAAACCTTGTGCAGTT